TATCTTTGACTTGTTGTCCTATTTCACTTCCTTTTTCTACTTCTTTTCTTAACATACCACCTGGATAGATATGTGTAATATCAAAGTGTTTAATTAAGTATTCTGTATATGTTGATTTACCTGAACCAGGACCACCTAACATTACTATTCTCATTCTACCTAATTGTTCAAATATAAAATCTCTAAAAGTTCTCATTAACTACCAACCTGCATTGTTCTTGGATTATCTAATAATATTAAATCAAATGTACCACCAATACTTACATTACCTGAATTTAAATTTTTACCTTGTAATTCAATATCTGTTTTTTCAGGTATAAGAAGTGGTATAGGAAAATCAACAACAACACTATTTCTATAAACTTCTATAAGTTGTTTTACTTTAAATACACTACCAGGTTCTTTAGTAAATAAACCTACCATTGCAGCTTTATTATCTTTTGTTGATGTCGCTTGTATTCTTTTTAATAAACCTACTTTATCTGCTGGTATAGTATAATTTGCTTGTAAACTTTGATTGTCATAATTAGGATCAATTCTTGCTATTTCATTACCACCGATAGTTGCTGTAATTGTTCCTTCAGCACCTCCTGTAGAACCAGCAGTTTCAACACTCATTCTAAATAATCTTAAAAAAGTTTGTGTAGTTACAACATTATTTGTGCCGTCCATATCTATTGTTACGGACACTTGATTATAATTACCATCTAAACCCTCTAATTTTACAGTTCTTGCACCTGTGCTGGCTAAATCATCAGCACCTTCATCTGAAGTTACGGTGACTACACCCGCTGTAGTTGGATAAGTAAAATTAGCTGAACCTACAGCAATTACTTCAAATGTAGTAGGTATCTGGTCATTAAAACCAAACTTGTTAATATGAGAGGCACCTCTTACAAGGCCTCTTGCAATTAAATCATTTTGTTCTGTTATATAACCAACTGACATTACCCTTTAACCCAATCTTTCTCTGCTGTAAAGTTTGCTCTACTAAATTCTAATCTATCTACAAGTTTAATTGCACCTGCAACTCTATCAACTGCAACATAACCCTCTGGTGCTGTCACTTTATATCCGTTTGGTGTTCGTAAGAAGTGGCCAATACTTTGTACTTGTGATAGTTTTTGAATTAAAAAATTCTTTGCGTTTGCTAAACTAATATGGCTTGCAATTGCAAAATATAAAGCATTTCTATTTCTATCAATAAATCTTAAACCATCTTGTTTTTGTTTTATATAAGGTGCTTTACCTCTGTCTGTTTTTTTACTATCAATTTCTGCTTGTAACATATTAGCATAGTATTCTCTAAATCCGTCTTGCATAACTCTTACTTTATCCATGCCAGATTTTGAGTTCTTAATGTAATAATTAAAATAAGTTTTTAATCTAAAACCAACTGTGTTCATATCTTGGCTTGTTTTAGACATTTCATCTAAAATAGGTTTTGCTTTTGACAATGAACCTTGAGCCATTCTTATTAATGCGTCAAATTTTGCAAGTTCACCTTTATTAAATGTTGATGAACCAGATGTATCTTGGTATGAAGCAGACGCTAAAAATACAGAGGCAGGACCTTGGCCTTTGATACTGCCAAAACCGGCAGTCATGTTGTCCATAGTTTTACCTGAATAAACTGTGTGAAATACAATACCTAATTTTGCTCTTACAATTCTACGACCAATATCACTATCAGCTGGTACTGCATATGTAATTGTATTAGGTGTAAAAGTAATCATCTTTTCACCACCAATATTGGCAGCTTTTAAATCACCTCTTGTAAATAATAAATCACCTTGATAAACACCAGATAATCCTAACTTTGGCAGCTCTCTTAAACAAATTTGTAGTTTGTTTGCAAGTTCACCACCATGGTTTCTTCTAATATCAGATGTTGTGTAATTGATTTTTGGAGTTTTATTAAATACTGATTTTGTACCGACAAAGAATTTGCCGTTTTCTGGATTTTGACCACAAAATACAGCAGGCGCACCGTCCCATTTGACGGACATATTTAACTTGCCACCGACATTGCCGGCTAGCATATCTCGTACTGCGTTAAGGAAATTTACTGCGTTGACACCGCCTTGTGAGCCTCTATTAATAATATCGTCTTCTAGGTGCTCTAAGTGTGTATTCTTTTCCTTTGTGAAAAAGCCTTTAAAACTAAACATTTGTTCTCCAATTTATCCATTAATATAATCATCACTTTCCCATAAACAAATCATAAGACTATTTATAAGATTTAAATATGTAATCGCACATAATATGGCTAGGATATACACCACCTTGTTTATTTCTAATGTTGATTTTCAAGGTAATATTTGGTGTATCAATCTCCATATCTACTCTTTTACCAGCACTTGTCTTACCACCATAGTAAACAATAGCTGAAGTAGGTCGTGCTAATTTCTCCATGAAAGATTTAGTCATTTCAAAATGATGTATTTCAGTAGGTTTCTTTGCGTGTACATAATGAAACCCATAGCCAATACCAGATTTAAGAAACTTAATTAATCTAGGTTTGTCTAGTTTATTGAACACATTTTCTTGTTTTCTGACCATCTTACCACCATAAGAATTAAATACTTGTGCCAAAGATACTGGACTAATACCTAACATCTTTAACAAAGCTAACCCTTGTGGATTTTTAATTGTTTTATACTTCTTCATTTCATCAGCAATTAAAAACTTGGTTACACCTGCATTAAAGAATGTAACTGTGCCTGTTGCTTTTAATGATAAGTAAACAGGTTTGTTATCGGCAAAGACTGTAATATCAGTCACAGTTTTACCTATGTTTTGGTCACCTGCTGTACCAATAAATGGCTGATTGCCTTGAAAGATAAGTGGTCGTCTTTGATTTAAACCACCTTCATTACTTACTACAAACTTTTTAACTTTATGCCATTTGTAATAGTCGGCCATTTCATTAATAATTTTTTCAGCTTGTGCATTACCAAGTTTTTCATCTTGCCACCATTTATTTAAATCGTTTGTAAGGTCAACCTCAAACTGCATACCCTTATTTTGAGCACCACGGCCACCTCTACTACCCTCACCAAAAGATAGTTTGACAACTTTTAAATCTAATGCTTTTGCAATATCTTTTGTGGTAGTTGAACCTTGAAAACCACGAGAAATTTTTATCTGCCTTTTCTCAGTAGGTTTTTTACTTAATGCTATAGGGTCTTTTCTTTTGAATTTTTCAAATAGATAATCATACACAGCTTCGTATTCTGCACCGAATACAGCTGCTTGTGTAATTTCTTTTCTACTTTGTGGTATAAAATCGTATGCCATATAACTATTTATATACTAATAGTTATTCTTTGGCAAGCTCTCTTTCACCTTTGATACATAGGAAGTCTGGTATGCCACCATTTTCTAACCAGACCCTATGTTTATTTTGAAACTTGACTAGTGAAGTTGCGTCTTCTTCAAAAAAGAATTCTGATATGATTTTACCCTTAGGTTTTTCAATCACCTGCCATAAAATCTTACGGCCTCGTTTTACCATTTTCTTAATGTAATGCAAGCTCTTCTCCGTTTTTGGTGGCCTTTTGTCGCCTTTATGAAATCTAACTTTTTGTGTTTTCTTTTTAGGCATATATTACATGAATTTCATATCCCAAGATATGATTCTTTTCTTAGTCTTAGCCGTATTTGGTGGACTAAAGTGTAAAATAAATTGAGGTACAACTACAATACTACCTTCTTGTACAGGTAAAGGATAGTAAATAGTTCTATCGTTTGTAATGTCTTGCCATGGCTGAACATAACTAGTTACAGGTGCACCTTTTGGTAAATCTAAGTATAAAATACCAGAAAAACCTAATGAACCATGATTATGTGGTGAATGATAATCACCTTTACCATAACTTACAGACCATATATCAGAGATTGCTAAATCTCTTTCTAACTTTTTAGATAACAAATCTAGTTCTTCACCAATAATTTGAGTAAAGCCATGTGCTAAACCACTTCTATCAGATTGTCTATTTGTTGAAAAAGTTTGAATACCATGTTTCTTTTCAGGATAAGACTTTAACAAATTAGTTAGTTGTTTTTTCTTTGTCTTAAAATTTAAAGTAGGTATTGTAAAATATGGAATGTTAAACAAAGTTTCTTGTAACATTTTATTCTCCTTTCACAATCTTAGTTACAGTATCAAAATTTTCTTGTACTGTCCATACATTGTCTTTTGACCAAATGGTCGTATGTTTACCTTCATCAGCTTTTAACACATCTTCGTAATAACAAGAAATTCTATCCATGTCAATAGCGATTTTCTTACCCTCGTAAGGTGTTGAAGCATTGGTAAAAGTTTTAAAGTTTGCCATTATATACTCCTATAATTTAAAGTCTGAAAACTTATCATATGCCTGGTCTGGTGTAGGATAGTTTTCTTTTGTTTGTGTTTGATTGGCGTCAACAATATTTTGAGCATTGTTTTCTACATCATACAATCTCATCTTAGCTCTATCAACGCCTATGATAAATGCCCTATTTATAGCTGGGTCATTGTATCTATTCTTTAATTGTTTGACTTTCATTTGACCTAATGCCTCTAGTTCTTCGTTTGACATTAAGGCAAACATGAAGTCAGCAGTAGCAGGTAAACCAAAACTTTCTGAAGTATCTTCTAAACCAATATCAGTTGATACATAACCAGTTCTAGTTGTTTGTGTTGCACTAAAGATAGGTAAGTCAAACTCTACGGCCAAACCTCTTAATTCTTCAGCGATTGCTTTAATGTAGAAGTAAGATGATATATTACCACCTTTAAATCTAGCACTAGCACAAATATTTAAATAGTCAATAAAGACAACATCAGGTTTAAAAGACTTCTTTAATGCCAACTCATTTAACAATGCTCTAAAATGACCACTATGAGCAGACGCTGTTGGATATTCTTTAATAATTAATTTACCTTTTGTCTTTGAATTTAGTTTATCTAACTTTGTATCATACAATTGTTTAGGCATTGAATGTAAATCATCAATAGTTACATCAAATAAGTTAGCGTCAATTCTTTCAGCGATTCTTTCTTCAGCCATTTCTAAAGTTACATACAACACATTTAAACCTTGTGTTAAAAAACTAGAAGCAACATGACACAT